GCTTCATCGCCACTCCCAGCCCCGATACCTGGGTGGTAGAGATTAACTGGCGCGACAACCCCTGGTTTCCGCGTGTGCTGGACGAAGAGCGGCGCAAGGCTAAGCGCACCATGCTGGCCGATGACTACGCCCATATCTGGGAAGGCAAGGCGCGGCGTGTGGCGGCCGGCGCGATCTACCGACATGAGATGGAGTCGGTCTATCTGGACAACCGGGCGCGCGACGTTCCCTATGACCCGACCCTGCCGGTGCACACGGTCTGGGATCTGGGTTGGAACGATGCCATGAGCATCGCCCTGGTGCAGCGCGGCCCCCAGGATGTCCGAATGATCGGCTACATCGAGGATAGCCATCGGACGCTGGAGTGGTATGTGGCCAAGCTTGAGAAGCTGCCCTTCCGCTGGGGCACGGACTATCTGCCGCATGACGGCAAGACCAAGAATATCCAGACCGGCAAAAGCTCTGAGCAGGTGTTGCGCGAGCTAGGCCGCCGGTCCGTCAGGTCGCAGGAGCGGGCGACGGATGTGGAGGAAGGCATCAAGCAGCTACGCATGCTCATGCCGCGCTGCTACTTTGATCTGACCAAGACTGCTCGGCTGCTGGAGTGCCTGAAGCGCTACCAGCGGCGCATCCATGCCGTCACCAATGAACCCATGGAGCCGTTGCACGACGAATTCAGCCATGGCGCCGACTGCATGCGCTATGTCGCGCTGTGGGTGCCGCAGATGGCGGGCATTCCCAATGCCAATGACGACTATGAAGAACCAGAAGAATCCGACTGGAGGCTCAATTGATCAATACCTATGAATCTGATACGGCTGATTCTGGCCAAGAGTATGACGCGGCCTCTCAAGAAGCGCTGGAGGTGACCCAGGAGGAATTCACCCAGTGGCTACGGGAGATGGACGAGGAGCCTGGATGGCGCGCGACTGCGGACAAGGAAATGGACTATGCCGACGGCAATCAGCTCGATACCGAGTTGCTGGCCGCCATGAAAGAGCAGGGCATTCCACCGGCAATCGAGGACCGTATCGGCCCCATGCTGCTGGCCCTGCAAGGCTATGAGACCACCACGCGCACCGATTGGCGTGTGTCGGCCAATAGCGGGCAGGACGGTGCAGATGATGTGGCCCAGGCACTCAATGAAGAGCTGAACCAGGCCGAGCGAAAGTCCAAAGCGGACGATGCATGCTCAGACGCCTTTCGTCCCCAGGTCGGGGTGGGGTTGGGCTGTGTTGAGGTCAAGTTTGAGAGCGATCCGACCAAGTTCCCGTTCAAGTGCGCGGCCATACACCGTAATGAAGTGCGCTGGGACTGGCAGGCGCAGGAATGGGATCTGTCGGATGCGCGCTACTTCAAGCGTGACAAATGGCTGTTGCCGGACCGAATCGCGCGTGCTTTCCCCCAACACCGGGAGCTGATCTTGCAGTGCGGCCGGCATGGCGCTCAGTGGTGGAACGAGGGGCTCAACAGCCGGTTTTCCAGTCAGGGTGGAGCATCCACGGGCTTGCAAAATGCCTCGCTGGAGAGCCGAAGCTCAACCATTGAGGAGGCGCGCTGGTATAGCAGGGTGAGCAAGCAGCTGTGCCTGACCGAACTTTGGTACCGCCGCTGGGTAGAGGCTACCTTGCTAGAAACACCGGACGGCCGAGTGGTGGAGTACGACAGCGAAAACCAGGCGCACAACTACGGCATCGCAACGGGCCGCACCAAGCCCTTTCGCGCCGTGGTGTCCAAGGTTCGACGCAGCTATTGGCTAGGGCCACACAAGCTGCATGACAGCCCAACGCCTTACCCGCATGACCATTTCCCCTATGTGATGTTCTGGGGATTTCGCGAGGACCGCACGCGCGTTCCCTACGGCTATGTGCGTGGCGTGATCTACCAGCAAGACAGCCTCAACAGTGGCACCGCTTTGCAGCGCTGGGGCATGGCTGCATATCGCACCGAGAGAACAAAGGGGGCGGTGGCTATGACGGATGCCCAGTTTCGGCGCCAGATCGGACGGCGCAACGCTGACATTACGCTGGATCAGGAGCACATGGAAAAGAAGGGCGCGCGCTTCGAGGTTAAGCGTGATGTGCAGCTCAGCGAGCAGCAGTTGCAGCTGATGAACAACTGCCGTTCTGTGTTTGAGCAGTTGTCTGCTGCGCCAGCCGCATTTACTGGTCAGCGAGGCAACGCTACAAGCGGCCTGCAGGAGCGCACCCAGCTGGAGCAGGCCAACCAAAGCCTTGGCACGGTGATGAGCAATTTTCGCAAGGCGCGCACGCTGATGGGCGAAATGCTGCTCGCCATGATCATCAAGAGGCTGGGCGACAAGCCAAAGCAGGTTTCAATCGAGGGCGATGCCGTGTTACCAGACCGGACTATCTCGCTTAATCAGTTGGAAACTGACCCTCAGGGCTATAGCTATCTATCCAATGATGTGCAGCGCACCCTCTGCAAGGTTCAGCTGGATGAGGTACCCAGCACGGCCGGCTACCGTTCTCAGCAGCTGTATGCCTTTCAGGAGGTTATCAAGACCATGCCGCCGCAATTCCAACAGGCGGCCTTCCCCTACATGGTGGCTCTCATGGATACGCCCTACAAGAAGCAAATCATTGAGGCATTGCGGGCAGCTGGATCGCAGGAGACGCCTGAACAGGTGGAGCAGCGTGTGCAGCAAGCAGTGAAGGATGCATTGGTTAAGGCGGGCCATGAGTTGAAGGCACGCGAGCTAGATATGAAGGAGCGTCTGACAAAGGCGCAGATTCAAGACATCGTCGCCGGAGCCGTACTCAAGGGTGTTCAGGCTGCGTTCAGTTCTATGCAGGGTGGTGTTCAGGTTGCACAGATGCCGATGATTGCCCCGATTGCCGATGCAATCATGCAGGGCGCGGGCTATCAAAAGCCCGCCCCTATTGGTGATGATCCGAATTTCCCGGTGCCACAGAGCGCGGCGCAGCCCCTGGCTCAGGATGAGGGCATAGCGTCGGTGCAGCAGAACACCAGCCCCAACTTCCCGCCTATCCCTCAGAGTGCGGGCACTGGAATGCAGGGTATTGAAACGCCTTCCGACCAAGACAACTTGCCCTGACCGGCAGAGTCATCAATCAAAGCCGTTCATTGGGACGGTTTTCTTGTTTGTTACCCCACTAGAGTTTGCCCAGAGTAAGCCCGTCAACAACACTTCCTCCTAAGCCACCAGCGCGAGCTGAAGGCGAAGTGCAGCGGCTACAGCCGTTGTTAAGCAAGCAGATGGAGCTATTCAAACCATAGCGCCTGATTGCTCAGCCCTTTGCGGCTACTGCGACAAGTGGCGGGACAGCATGACGACATCAACGAACGACTCTTTAGAAAGCCAAGACAGCGCACTGAACAGCACTCAGCTGACCGACATGCTCAATGACGGCCTGCATGGCGATACCTCGGGTAGTGCCGGGGATGAAGGCGGCGCGCCAGCGACCGCCACTGATGCTGCGAAAGACATTGCTGCAAAGGCTGAACCGGTGGACAAAGCCACTGATGTGCCCAGCGATACAGACCTGAACTCTGCCAATACGCGGGTTCTGGCAAAGGATGGTGTTCACACCATCTCCTTTGAGAGGTTCCAAGCGCATCGAGATGGTGAGCGTGAGTGGAGGCAGCGCGCCCAGGCGGCTGAGCAAGAGGCTGCACAGGCGCGTCAGGCTTTGGCCGATGCGCAGGCGCAATCTCAGGCTCGGCAGGAGTCCGGCCAGCAGGCCACAGTAAAGGACAAGCTGCTGGACATGGCTCAAGAGGCTGTGAACAGCGGTGCGGATGTGTCTTTGTTTGGGGACTTCTCCGAGGAGGCCATCACTCAAGGCATCCAGAAGCTCAACTCTCAGGGGCGTACCGAGATGCGCAAAGAGCTGCGCGAAGAGCTGCTGTCTGAGCTGCGCCAAGAGCTGGCGCCGGTCATTCAACAGCATCAAAGCAGCGCGGCTCAGACCCATTTCGAGCAGATCACCAAGGCTCATGTAGATGCCGGATCCATCGCGGAGAGCGCGGAGTTTGATGCATGGATCAAGGCGCAGCCCAGTTATGCCCAGGAGCCCATTCGCTTGGTGCTTGACCAAGGCTCGACAGCGCAGGTGATCGAGTTGCTCGATCAGTACAAGGCCGCCACCGGCCACAAGAGTCAGCAAGAGCGAAAGCCAGACGCGGCCGCCAAAGCGGTGGTCGACAACCTGCAGTTGCCAGCTCCCAGCAGCCTTTCGGACATTCCCGGCGGCAGGGGTGGTGCTCAAACCATGCAGGAACGCCTGGATTCGCTCCACGGAGTCGATCTATTCAACGCATTCAACGAGATGTCGGACGATGCGGTCGATTCCTTTCTTCGACGTAAATCTTAAGAAGCGAGGCTGACATGAGTAAGACCAGTATGTCCGCAGGCGATCAGCAGAAGCTGGTTCAGCAGGCCATGGGGGTGTTTTCGGCCACCCAAAAGCGCCATTCCAATATCAATCGCCTGACAGGCAAGTTCCCCAAGATCGAGGCAACCGCCAGCGCGCTGAACAATCAGTCCAGCAACACCATGCCAATTGTCCAGACCATGGACTTGGGCAAAGGGCGCGGCGATGAGCTGAAGATGAACTTCGTCAACCCGGTGGGTGGCATCCCCATCATGGGCAGTGAATATGCGGCCGGGCGCGGCGAGGGCGTTTCTCTGTCTGAGGACCGCTTGCGTGTGAACCAGGCGCGCTTTCCCTTGGATCTGGGTGGCGTCATGGATGAAGTGCGCAGCCCTGTCGATATTTATCGACTGGCCAAGCCGCTGCTGCAGCGCGCCATGGACGACTATGAAGACCAACTCGCCCTGGTGCACATGGCAGGCGCGCGCGGCTTTATGAACGACCACACCTGGCGCGTGCCTCTGGCGGCAGATCCTCGCTTCGGCAAGGTGGTCGTCAACCGCGTGAAGGCGCCCACCAAGAACCGCCACTTCATCATTGAAGGCGATTCGCTGCAACGCTTCAAGGCCAACGCTGGCGAGGTGGACCTGGCCACGGCCGACATCATGAAGATGCCCAACGTGGATGCACTCAGCAGCTACCTGGAGCAGATGGTGATGCCGCCACCTCCGGTGGAGTTTGAAGGCGATGAGATGGCCAAGGACAGCCCTTTCCGGGTGCTGCTGGTCTCCACATCCCAATATACGGCGTTTGCGACTGATCCCAATTTCCGCGCCTATCAAGCGCAGGCTCTGGCCCGTGCGCGCAATGCCAAGGATCACCCGCTGTTCCGCAGCCCCGAGTCGGCCTTCTGGTCCAACACCCTGGTGGTGAAGATGCCAAAGCCCATTCGCTTCTTTGCTGGCGATGAGGTCAAGTATTGCGGCCAGTTCGACAGCGAGAGCGAGTCC